ATGCCTACCGCGTGGGGTCCAGTGTCGGTAGTCGTGAAATTCCCTGACGATGTGATGTCGGCTACACTCAGCGTTCCACCCATCGTGATGGCGTCTACCCACAGATTCGCCCAGCGAACTCCAGTGGTCCCCAAATCATCGGTTGAGTCGGTATCTGAGACGACATTACCGCCGTGGGTAGTAACACCCGTGACCCCAAGCGTACTAGCCATATCTACCGCACCGTCGATATCCACCACATCTAAATTGGTAGTTCCGTCTACATCTAAATCACCATTAAAGTCTGCGTTTCCAGCCAGAGTCAATGTTGATGCCATATCAACAGCACCATCAATGTCTACGATATCTAGGTTTGCGGTCCCGTCTACATCTATATCTCCTGCTAAGTCAATTCCTGCGGCCCCCGCTAAAACCAAATCATCGGCAGACGTATCCCATAGCATATAAGCACTGGCTGTATCACCAAAGAATTTGACATCGTACCCAGTATCGTCAGCACCAACCGTAATTGTTGAATCAACCTGTACCGCGCCATCAATGTCTACTGCATCTAGGTTGGTGGTGCCGTCTACATCTAAATCGCCATTAAAGTCTACGTTACCCGCTACAGTGAGTGTGGCACTCAACTCCAAATCAGCGAACGCATCAAGGACAGCAGCATTATCTGTTCCAGCACCATCGGTGAAGACTGCCGCAACCTTACCGTTGCCAATAGTAATTTTGCCTCCAGATCCACCACTAGTTCCCTGATTGATAATGATGTTTTGAGAGCCGCTTGTAGCGTTCTCAATGATCCAGAACTTGTTGACGGTATTTGGTGCCAGGGTGATGGTACACGCTGAATCCAGTGTGCCCGTATACTTCATGTATATGGCTCTACCTTCGTCAGCCGCACCGTCCGCTATGGTAGTAGTATGCGTATCGGCGTTGGTCGTGATGGCTTCGGTGCCAGAACCAAAAGCATCTGCTATAAGTGCTAGGTTTGTATTGGTGGAAGTGCCCCAAGTACCTGATTCGGCACCTGTAGCAATTTCCTTCAATCTCAAATTATTATCATAGTCTGCCATACTTAACTCCTAGTTTATAACAGCCTTCCAATCAGGCGTCTGCAAGTCGGATACATCAGACCATCCCGGCGTCTGTGAATCATCTACAGCAGCCCAATCTGGTGTTTGTGAATCTGATACCTCAGACCACCCCGGTGTCTGCGAATCATCTATAGCTCCCCAATCTGGCGTCTGAGAATCATCTATGATGCTCCATACATTGACTCCCGTTATTCCCGTTGTTCCTACCACGCCCGTTACGTCGATATTCTGACTAACGCTCGTCGTAACGCTTCCTACCGCGCTCGTTCCTGCCAGCCCCGTAACGGTGACACTTCCATCTCCTGCCACCGTTACCGAACCTACACCACCTGTCGCCGCGACCCCGGTAGCCGCTATCGAAACGTCAATCGCTACCGATACCGAACCAACTGCGGCTGTTCCGGCCAATCCTGTTACCGAAACACTTCCATCACCTGTTACCGTTACAGAGCCAACTGCACCCGTTCCGGCCAGACCCGTCAACGTAACATTTGCCGTACCCGTTACGGTGACGCTTCCTACTGACCCCGTTCCTGCTAAACCAGTAACAGAAACATTGGACGTACCTGTTACCGTGACCGATCCTACTGCCCCAGTACCAGCAATTCCTGTTACAGTTACATTCGCATCACCTGTTACCGTGACGCTTCCTACCGCTCCTGTTCCAGCTACACCCGTTACATCAACGGGAACTGGCTCGCCCCAGGTGCTAGAACCCCAGGTAGAACGGCCCCAGCCTGTTACATTTGCCATACTACGCTATGCGGATAATCGCGTTACTCGCATCTGCCGCAGGAAAGGCAACCGTGAACGTACCAGCAGTGGCCGTTTTCAATGCACCAAAATCTAAAATAATAACAGACGGATCACCGCTCGCACTATCATTAAGAATCATTGCACCCATAGCCGAAAACGTAGCAGTAGACCACGAAACATCAGCAAAATCAGTATAGGCGGTCGTACTACTTGTCGTAGGATCTATCCGTGTAAGTGATGCTCCTTTAGCAGAGTAGGCAGATCCTGCATCATTAGTAATCTCATTACTACTGGTATACGCTGTAGTAGCGGCAGTGAATGAAGCACTATCTGTATATAGAGCCATTCTAAAGGTATCACCACCGGAAAGGAGGAAGTTGTGCTTTGCTTCCATCAATTCCTTTTTAAAGGAGGTACACATAAAATTTCCTGAAAATGCCATTATAGCTCCTCCACTGAATTAGCCAGATCGTTGTGGCCCGCCGAACGCAACAGGGTAACGATCCTAGAACGGTCTTCATTAATTGCTTCGTACATATAGTACTTCACGGCTTTATAAATGAACTCCTTAAACTCTATCGCCTGCTCCGCTATCAACGGATGTGCGCCCTCACTTACGGACACAATATGATCGGATACCCGTGTTGCCCAATGATCCGGGCCAAGGGTGGTATTGTTGGTCGTGGTGACTATGACGTTGCCCACTTCCCCGGTAAACATCAGTGAACAGGCACTCTGATTGTGCCATCCCTGTACTCATCGACAGTCATGCGGCCCTCTGCCTGCATCTTCAGAAGATCCAGTGCTTCCTGATATCGCTGTTGATACAACTGCATTATGTCCGCATCACCTTTCATGTAGGTATACGCCTCGACCAGACAGCCGTAAAGCAAGACCGTATCGGCGTTCGTGCCCAACCATGAAGGGCTCGTGTCAACGATTGAGGCTGGCTGATAGTAATAATGAAGCTCCGTAACAAAATCAGCGTTGGGCGTAGGACCAACTATAAATGTGTCACTAGCGAAAATACCGTAATACTTCGGAACCCCTTCGGTGGACGCATTCGGATAGGTTGCCCTGATAAAGTTCGCGTCCTTGTTCAGCAAAAAGATCTGGTTACTAGAACTGGTAATCGACAAAGACAATGGAAACAAAAAGTCCGTGGGCATCGACAGGTATTGATTACCATCGGTGATGGTGCCAGCGACATTCTTACGGTTCACGGGCAGGTTGACTGAGCGATAGATGCGCTGTTCAGTCTGCTTAATAAACGTGGGGATCGCAGCCACGAAATTCGTTTCCGTGTTATCGCAATAATCCTTGATGGCCGCAGTCAGTTCAGCGTAGGTCATGTGGTCGTTACCGTCACACTACCTACTGAACCAGTAGCAGACAGGTTATCGGGAGTTAACGCACTATCACCCTGAAATCCCACGGGCTGCCATCCCCACTGTATATTCCTTTGTTCCGTCAAATTTCGATCTGGTCGTGGGTTTCTGATGGCTTGTGGATCGGCGTAATCACCAAGTCTGCCAAGGAAATTCTGGGGCTGATCCTCATCCAGCATATCCTTGCCAACCATCAGACCCGTCATACGGCCAGCTTTAATCTGTGGCACCAAGTCCTTGAGCTTGTATCGAAATCCTGTACGGTCACAAAACCCGAATGCATACTTGCCCTTGGCAAACTTAGCCATCAGGAATAGCCTCCGGGCACAAAGTGGACAGACGCCCTGTCACGATCTTCCTGTTCCGCCAATTGCCACTGAAATTCGTATTCAGCCTTGAGTTCGGGAGAGCGCACGAATGCTTCTGGATACTTCTGCGATATCATATAGGCGAGACCGGACACCAATGCCGGAAGGAAACGAGCGGGCACATCTGGATCAGTAGATCCCACGGCACCCGTATCCTCAATACGCCGTATTTGCTGATAAACAAACGTGTAAGCCTCACTAGGCGTGGGCCAGAAATATACAACCGGAGCATCACGCTGCTTGTCGATGTACAAATTTACGGGACGCCCTTCGGTGAGCTTATTCGGAATAGAGGAATACTGAGACACACTGAACCGCGAGATCGGCAGGTCGCTTTGCGACGTACCAGACCCATCGCGAATCCAATACTGAATCAAATCAACGGTATCCGAATCCATCGTGACCGTGGAGGTTCCTGGCGTTAGGGTTTTGGTGCCCTGCTCGACAGTCCAGAAGTTGAGGCCACGATTCACCCACTCAAGACTCAGGAGATTGAGAGACCTGCGAGCCGTTTCGATATCGTAGCCCGTCTTCGACTGAAGGCCACATCTTTCAAACGCCTCTTCGATGACCTCTGAAATCTCAAGATTGAATGCGGTGGTTCCAGATGTAGCCATTAGGAGCCCTCGGATTTTTTATGTATCTGATCCTGAAAGTTCTCAACTACACCCAGGCCCTTACACTTAGGCGTCAAGGAGCCGTTGCTGACCATCCCGCCCGCTCTCATGTGAGAGTAGTCGGCAAGCTTTGTGTTATTTGCGATAGCCTTCTTTAGCATACCCCCAGAGGCCCTCGTCTCGTCAGCAAACTTACGAGCTACTTCGGGCTCCTTGGCGAACAGATACTTTCTCTGTTTATCACTCTTAAAAGGCATCTTTAGAACGCCTTATCCAATTAGGATATTCTTTAGCGATATGGCTGGTACGCCCAACCTCTTCTTCGTGGTCAGGATAATTTTCAACAAGCTTACTGTAATAGCCCCAGCTATGATCAGCCCCTGCCTTCTTCTCTATCATCTCGTTACAGCTTGGAGGCTTGACGGTCGGATTTTTAGGATCTTCAGCCATTAGTAGCTCTTCCTCATATAGAGCATCACGGTATAGCGATCACCACTTGAGTGACCCGTGGTCGTGAACAGGACATCCCCATTAATGCCACTACCAGCGTTATTCGGAAGGGGGCCACCACCACGGAAGTCGAAATAGCCGTATCCGCTGAGTGTCCAACAGATAACATTAGTGGTGGCGTTCCAGAGGATATCGACGGTCATGCCAGAGCAATCATAGGAGATCTGCTCAATGGCTACCCTGGCACAAGACCTTCCCGTACCGGATTCCGTGCTGAGAGCGGACACATCGACTTTGGCGACAGCAGCTTCACCACTACCATCGGAGATGTTGGTGAATTTCATAACGGCAATGCGGTCGCCGTCTTGGATCGTTTGGGACGTTACTGCATCAGCCATCTGATTCTCCCCACGAGGACAGGACTTCTAGCCCCGCTCGCTATAGGAGATATGACCACCCACCATTAGGTGGATGGCCTTATCTCAGTTAATTACACATTAGGACAGCGATGCAATCGGCACATATTCAATAATGAATGTGAACGATCCCGCAGTTGTAGCATCTACGGTATTCGTGATGTTGCAGTAAATTGTGCGCTCAGAAGCGGTATACTGAGCCGACACGGGAGCCGTAGTAGTACTCTCCGTTGTAGCTACCAACGTGAGATTTACGACATTGCCCACAACAACCGTCGTACCACCATCTAGAATCTGATCGGTGATCGCCGCAACAATCTGGGCACCGGAACTTGATGTTCCAACCTCAAAACCGATGTCTCCCGTTCCGATAACCGGAGCCGTGATACACACAATTTTGATGGCGGTGATGACAGTGTTGGCTGGCTGGGTAAACTCACCGATAGCTCCGCTATCGCCTGCCGAAGTGTTGACTGTAACGCCTGAAGCGTACCCAACACCCTTTCCTAGAACGACTCTGGTAGTAAAAGCACCAGTTGTCGTACTCTTATCAACGGATTGGAATCCGTTCTCTGATCGTACTGGTCCTGAAAAAGTCGTGTTAGCCATGATCTTCTCCTGTCTTGGCTAGTGTCTGCCGATTACTCGACAGTCAGGAAAAAAGAATTACACCCTATATGGGGCAGGGGCCGAAGCCCCCACCCCACTAAGGTCATTACGCTCCGGGTGAACCCCAGATCCCAAGGGGATCGGAGACACCAAAGCTGTACCGCTCGCGAGCCTTGTAGCGAACGTTTCCGGTATCGAAATCACCGTCCATGCTCGTTTCCAGTGCCACACGATTGAAGTGCTTCATCCCATCCGGCACATCGGTCAGCAGGAACCACGCATCCGTATCCGTCAGGAAGTGATTCACAACCGTACCGTTCGGAACAACACCCATCGAACGCACCGCGTTGATATCGTTGTCCGCAGTACCGGGACGAAGCTCAGATTTCATCACCCGTGTCGCCACGAACTGCAAGTCGGGCGGGATGACGAGAGTCTTCGGACGAGCAGCGATCAACAGGCCACGCTCATCCGTCCATTTACCAATCTGAATTACAGCGGCCTCAAGAGAAGTCTCGTTGAGGTCAACGGCAGTCGCTGGACGGTTGGAGTTCTTGCCACCTGAAACGAGCGGGTGACCGTCACCACCAGTTACGCCATCGCTTGACGCCGTGAAAAGGTTTACACCGTCGCCGCCCTGGTAGGCATTGGTGAACCCGTTGTTAAGCGGGAATACAGCTTTCACCTGCTTGGTGTGGGCCATGGCGCGAGCCAAAGCCTTGGTGTAACGAGCCGACAAGGAATCGTAGAGATTGTCTTCCATAGCCTCTTCCGTAATGGCAAAGCCCATGGCGATGGTCTCGTGATTGTAACGAGCCGTAAAGCTCTCCTGTGCAGCATCGTAAGAAATCGCAGACCCCTCGTCCTTCACCGGGGCAGCGTCGAAGCCCGAAAGCTTCACTTCCTCCTCAAAAGATCTGCTGGAACTCTCTGTCTCGTAGATGTCGGTATGCTCGTCATCGTACCGTGCATACTCAATACCAAAGAGAGCGTTGAGCCCCGGAAGCAGTTCCTTGAGAAGTTGTGCGCGTGAAATAGCCATTGGTCAATCTCCTATACGCCTGTGGCGTTCAAATAGGAATGATTAGAAGCTGACCCGCTAGACGCAGCGTTGAACTTCACGATAACATCTGGATAGGTATCACTCGCCGTTGTCCCCTTCGGGGGAAGGCTCTTAGGCCCATCAACGAAATCGATAATGCGAAGGGGCAGCGTGTTCGTTGTTGCTGGAGTGCTACCATCAAGTGCGTTCTTGGACTTGCCGAAAGTAGTATTACCGGCTGTCACAACAACGGATGCATTGAGTCCACGATCCGTGGTGTTCAACGCTTCGTCGGATTGCATCTGGAAAACGACGAAAGGATCGTCAAGCACATACGCCATCGCATCAGTGGCCGCATTCGATGCAGGCCAAAAATTTGAGAACGTCTTCTGCTTAGTTGTTGGGTCCGTATAAGAGCAACCCAAGAAAATACCAACTGCGGTCAGAGCGGTAGTACCAGTATCCTTCGCGATAGTACCATCAGCCGCGACCTTCACGAAATCACCATTAGAAATCTGTGTGCCGTAGGTCGTGATAATCGGCAGATTCCTAGTCTTGCCAGTGAATGACCCCGAAGCACTAAGAGTGCCAACGGGTCTGGCCCCATATGGGGCTGCTGTAGTAGCCATAATTACCTCTATCTAGTCCTGTCGTAGCATCAGCGACCTTTGCCACCGAATGCTACACGGGTTTTGCGGTCAGGCGCAAAAACGGGCATCCTCGGATCGTTCTCGCGCATATAGGCATTATCGACGGCTTCCATCTGCGATTCAGCGTGACTCCTAAAATAAGCGCGTCTCTTGGCCACCATTTCTTCTGGTGCCTTGCAGAGCAAAAGGCCGCCGACTTCAATCCCACCCTTGTTCGACCAATCCGAATTATGATCGCTCATAATCTTTAGCTCGGGATGATCTTCGGCACGAACCGGCTCCCAGCCTTCACGAAAGCGTTTCGACACGTTCGTGTTGTCTGGGTTGCCTACCATAGAAGTTCGTATCCACCGAAACACCCAGCCGTCTTGCGGATCAGGGTCTGGAAGGATAGATGCGGGTTCCCACGAGGGAGCGTTGGCCTCGTTTTCACGAGTGTCAGCGTTCCTGGGTTCCCTTGGGGTGCGGTCATCCGACATCAGGACATCTCCTCTTTCATTTTCTGCCTTGCATACTGTTCGGGTGTTACCCCTATACGCTTTGCGAGCGACACTTCACTCGTACTCAAAACATATTTGCGTGGCGCGGGACCATTGTTTCTGGACACCGAAGCGACCACGGGGTTCGCCTTCCGGCGAGATGCGGTTTCAACGACAACAGATCCACTGGACGTTGCTGCGTTGTTACCGAAGTGCGCTGGAAAAACCTCTTCCATACGTTTATTGATTAACTGATAATACGCTGGGCTGTTTGGGTCAACACCTTCCTCACTGATAAGCTTCTCATGCACACCATACGCGAAGCTTGTCATTTCCTTATCAACACCAAACCAGGGGTTGTTATCTTGCCACTCCACGGCCATTGCATCCGGCTCTGGTGGCTGGGGCGCAGCTTGCTGTTGCTGGGCAGCCTCTCGTTGGGAGGCCGACACCCCCTGTTTCCAGTTCTCAATAACCCCCTGCGATACTCCGGGCGCAGCCGCCTGGGCTAGTTGAGCGTTTGTTAAGTATTCCTGTGCGGCGGCAATCTCATCCGAATCGCCAGACTCATGCGCTTTCTTGAAGTTATCTCGTGCGATGGCGAGCGTGGCGTCGGCACCATGTTTGCTTCTCTCTGTCAGAGCTTGCTGCGATTCCGCGACAAGCTTCAATAGATTCTGGTTCTCGCTTTGCAGACTTTGCGTGTGATTGACCGCCTCTGCCGCAAGCCTTTCGGACGCCTCCTTAGCCCTACGCTCATTGTGGAATTGCCACTTGAGCTTTTTCATACGCTTGAACGCTTTCAGTCCGTAGCTCTCAATTTCCTTGTCCGTCTCCGCGTCCGCTAGAGCGGCATCCTCATCCGGTTCCTCGTCGGGAACCTGATCCGCGAGAGGACGATCATCTACAACCTCAATCTCAATATCGTCCGCTTGTTCAGCAATCGTATTTTTCACCCCAAAAAACCTGTCCTCATTACTCATCTGTTCAATTTCGTTGCTCATGTTAAGCCCTCTCCACGCCTCTAGGGTCTTCTACGACTGCCTCAACGGTATCATCATTGATCAAACGGAATTCCCTACCATGAATCTTTAGTCTAGTGCCACTAAATGCCCGGAAGACCACCCAATCACCTACCTGACAATACGGTCCATTGGGGAATCTGCCGTAGTTAGCGTAAGCATCCGGTCCCATCGACATCACCCACCCTACAACCGTGGCGATAGACTCCTCATGCTGGGACTCAACCGATTTAACGATACCGCCCTCAGTTGTTTCTTCGACTTCAGGCAGCGTAATCAAAAGCTTGTAGCCCTTGGGCTCAGGCAATTGCGATGCAAAATTCCCTCCCCCATCGGGACCAGCAGTCACTAATGTGTCGTCCACAACTTCTTCTGCGAGTGTAGCCATTTTAGCCTCTCGTTAAATTTGCGCTCCCAAGGAGCGGTGGCACTGCTAATTAAAACTCGTCAAGCTTCTTTTCCAACTCTAAAATCTCCTGATAAACCCAGCCAAGGCCCTCTATCTTCCCACACATCCTCCGATATTCCTCCATGTCCTTGACAGACCCGCCTGATAGATGACTCGACAGGACACCTATTTCGTCATCAATCTTTTTTCTGAGAAATGACAGGACGTTATCACTCACTATCGTCGTCCCTTCCTATTTCCCTGCCAAGCTTAACACCCTCCAGTTCCTGTGCAGCTTTGAACTTGGCTTCTTCCGCCTCTGCCGCTAACGCCAACTTCTGCTCCTCAAGCTTCAGTGCTTCGGTTTCCATGCGCTCTTTACTCGCAAGTTTCTGTACCTCAAGATGAAGCTCTGCGGCGTCCATCTGTTGATCCGCACTATCCTTTTGTACGTCCGCCTGCAATTTTTCTTGAGCAAGCTGCTGCTTCGCGGCGTCGGCCTGCTGTTTGCGCTGAACGTCCATCTCGCGGATTCCAAGCTCACGGTCGCGCTGCTGGACAATCGGGTCTTGCTGTTGTGCAGCGTTCTGGGCGGCCTGCTGCTGTTGTTGTTTCTTGCCCAGCATCTGATCGGCTGCGTCCGCCACCAACGTACTCAGGCGTTTCTCAACGTCTTCGGGCAACGGCTCGTCCATCGGCGGCAATTCAATGCCAAGCTCCTGTTCGATCTGCGAACGGAAGACAAACGCCAAGTGTTCACGCACATGGGAGTCGAGCGCACCGTTGATCGCGGCACCGGCAGGGCTGTTCTGCATTTCCTGGCCGATCTGCGGATCATTCTTCAGCGCCATATGAACACGCATATGGGCCTCGTGATCTTGGTACTGGTATACCTTGACGGGTGCCTGTGTAAGAAGATCCTGATTTTCGGTGACCGGGTCTTTCGGCGGAACGTCATCAGGCTGCGGCACAATCTTTTCCGCGTTCGATATGCCGATCAACTCCATCATCTGGCGATGCAGTAGCGGCAGATCGTACAGGTTAGGCGCTTGCGCGGCCAACTGTAGTGCTGCCTGGTACTGCATGATGCGTTGTGCCATCGTAGAAGCGTTCGGGTCCGATACCGGAACTATGTCTATCCGATCATCAAAATCCTCTGCCTTGATATCTTCACCGGCATCCGTCTCGTATGGATAGCTTGGGTCGGTATACTCGTGGATGATCGCGGCTAATATCTTGAATTCTTGCTTGAGGCTCGCGTGAATCCGCGCCTGAATCGCGGACTGCACCTTCATGGTACGCTCTATGATGGCAAGTGTGGTGCCCACCGGAGCGTTTTGATTCATATCACCTACCTTAAGATCCGCCATAGAGGCGAAGCGCCTACCCTCTTCCACGATATTACCCAGTAACTGGTAAAGGACCGAAGAAGGTTCCTTATAAGGAAGGAAGGTGATGTTGTCCCTAATAACACCACCAGGGACATCAACGTCCCTGAATTCTCCGGGCATGATCGGCGTGTCGTCGCCCTTGATTCTGAGTCCACGAGTCTTCAGCCCTCCCGGCAAGTTGGAGAGTGTGCCCGCATCGACCAACTGTCGCAACAGACTGGTAGCGGATTTGGCTAAACCACCGATCATGTGGATCAGGCCAAGGTTGTAGAAGCCTATTCCGGGCACATACCCGTAATGCACAAAATGTTGTTTCTTTGTTTTATTATCGTCGTCCTCTAGCCAGTTCCTATAAATAGACAAGATGGTGGAGCTACTCTTGTCGATGGTGATGACATAGGGGAGCGCCACGCCATCCGGGTCTTCAAAGCCCGGAAGGTCAAGATCAACGTGCATCTCCAGAAGCTGGTGCCGTTCGTCGCTTTGGTAGGAGGGAGTGACACCGCCGATATCGTTATATTTTTTTGTGATCGGGTTTTCTTCGATATGCGATGTCGTCAACTCCACATCACGATAGAATCCGCTGACCTGAAGCTTCTTCACCTGATTCGTGCTTCGCGCCATCACATGGGTATAGCGTTCTGCCTGTCCTAGATCCGCCTCGTTGTACGCGACGACAAAATCCTCCGCCGGAACGAACATCGAAGTCGGTCTGCCCAGCGACGGGTCGAAGTAGATTTTACGGAACGCGGACCCGGCGAGCGGCAGGCTGAACAAAAGCTTCTCGGTTTCTGAGCGATATTCGGTCATCACCTCCAGAAGCTGATAGTTCATGTAGTCGCGAACACGCTTCGCTTGTTGCTCGCGCTCCAGACTCGCTACCCCCCATATCTGGGTTTTGACCGGACCCTTGGCCGGGATGATTTCCTGAATCGTCTCGCTCTGAAAGCGTACCACTGCTTCGGACAACATAGGATGAAAAACGCCGCAGGCTCCAGCCCACGGCGTAGTACGATCTTCGATTTCCAGCCCTAGATTGTCGAGTCCCTCCTTGTACGTCTCCTCCCAGTCACTCCTACTGCTTTTGTCTGCACTGAACTTGCCGATCAAATCAACGGCAATCGTTCGCAGTTCCTTGTCGTCTACAGACTCTGCAAGGTTAGAGGAGAACTCCGTCTCTATGCTGCCTGAGTCGGACAGCGGGTCGAAATCAATCTCGACTCCACCATCTTCCAATTCGGTGACCAGCGTTTCGCCAGGAGCTTCCTCCTCCTCGACCACAACGAATCCTTCTGGCCCCACATCGAAATCATCCTGACTGAATAACCCTTCCAGAGATTTATCTATCGGCATGACATACATCCGGTTCCGCAAGGTTTTCGCAACCAAGACAGGTCTGGGGATATCCCGCGTACCGGGTACTATCCCTGAAACTGAATCGTCTCTCTTTTAGTTTCACTTGACACCCAGGGCATAGCGAATCCACAAAATCCCTACGTTTTTCATGGTGTAACACATTGTATCGTTCCCACCGATCATAGGATTTATCCGCCAGCTTCATCCACTCTGCGTATGATATAGAACCATCGGCACCAGAGATTGCGTCGAGGGCCAGCAGTATTACTTTCTTCGCACAAGCGTGGCTGCAAACAACGATAACCTCCCGCCCCGACCACAGGCCGCCGGTTTCTGTCTCCTCGCCACACACACTACAGACAGGAGTCTCGCCCGCAACCGCTAGGATGTCGTGCTGTAGATAGCTAATAGTAATCCGCCTTGCGATTAGGAACCAATTCATCCCACGGCTCGTCGCTGCTCAAGCTAATAAAGCCGCCTTGCCTGAATCTTAGCAACGCTTGAGTCGATGAGTCAACCAAGTCATCATGGTCCCCGGTCGGGAAAGCGGCAAATTGCTCTATCACTTCCTCCGCCCACCGTGTCTTTGGTGCCCAGACATTGCCGCTACTGAACAGATCCGATACGGCGTTGACCCTCGCTATCTTATCGCGGCCCCTGCTCGGCGTATACTCCGCGACCGGGATGCCCATGCGACGAAGCTCGAAAATGAGCGGGGTGCCCGCAGCCTTCGCCTCCACTATAAACGCGTCCGGCTCGTATTCCTTGTACATCTCATAAGCGCGTTTCTTCAGGTCGGGGAATTCCAACCGCTCCTGTAAAGCGTCCAACAGGATGATGTTCGCTCCCTTGTCCTTGTCGTCGCTATAGAACACGCCCCAGGTCGTACACGCACTGTAGTCCGCTGTTTCCTTGGCGAGGAACGCCGTGTCCCACGACTGAATCACAAAGTCGCATTTCGGTGGCTTGCCCCTAGTCCATTCCTTCCACCACTCGCGCTTGATGATCGCGGACTCTTCGGAGGTGGGGTCTTGCTGGTACTGTGTACTCCACTTCGATATCGGGAGTTCTGCTTTCAATACCTCCAACTGTTCTATCGGCCAGAATCCGGGCCACAACGAATTGCCGCTAGGCAGTATCGCGGGTAGTTCAATCACCTCCCATTCGTCAGCGCCACCCCTCTCTATCGACGCTTTCAAAATACTGCCCGTCAAATCCTTCTTCGACCAGCGCGTCATCACCACGCAGATCGCGCCGCCCGGTTGCAGACGCTGACGCGGACCCGATGTATACCATTCATACGTCTTGTCGTATACGGACGGATCGTTCATTGCGGCTTCCTGCTCCGAATGAGGATCGTCCACAATCAGGATGTCCGCGCCCTTACCAGTAACAGCGCCCCCAACACCAATAGCGAAGTAGTCGCCCTGCTGATTGGTGTTCCAGCGACCGGCTGCCTTGGAGTCGGCGCTCAACGATACGTTCGGAAAAATCCTGCCGTAGTCCGGGGAGCCTACCAAGTTGCGAACCTTACGCCCGAAGCCGACAGACAACTCTGCCGTGTGGGATGTCTGGATCACCTTCCTGTCGGGATATCTGCCCAAGTACCAGGCTGGAAACAGATGCGAGGCGAACTCGGACTTGGTGTGACGCGGCGGCATATTGATGATCAAACGCTTTAGCTCGCCTTCCGCTATGCGATTGAAGGCATCTGCCATGACACGATGGTGGTCGCCCTCTATGAACGCAGGCCAAACACGGCGCACAAACGCGAGAAAATCAGAGTGGGCGGCTTCACGATCCCTCGCATGACCCAACTCCTCCAGAAGATCCAAGATCTCCTTCTGTTGGTCGAGCGGGAGAACGCCTACCTGGCTGGAGATGACGGCTGGGTCCACCATTCCCCAACCTAACAACTAGGTCAACCATGGTAAAGCCGAAATTTTGCAAAAAATTTTTGGAGAGAAAAGAGAAGGCTCTCATATTAAGAACAGAAGGTGGGGAATTAGCCGGTATCCTGAGCAAAACACTGTTTATTGTTAAACGCCCGCGCCGTCGAGCCAGCCGATGCCCCCACCCCACTGGTCCCCCCCGCCGCTTGTGAAAAAAGGTGCAAGCGTTGCTTGTGAAAAAAGGTGCAAACTTTCGCCGGTCGCCCGCCGGTCGCCGGTCGCCGGTCAATCCTTGTGACAAAAGGTGCAAACTTTGCTCGTCGCTTGTGACAAATGGTGCAAGCGTTGCTCGCCTTGTGACAAAAGGTGCAAGCTTTACTCGGGATTCATGTGAAAAAAGGTGCAAGCTACGAGGGGTCTTGTGACAAAAGGTGCAAGGCGCGAGTGGCGGCGAGTGGCGGCGAGTGGCGGCGAATGGCGGCGAATGGCGAAAATGCGACACGCTAAACCCCTACGGTTAAACGACTTAGAAATTGGTCTAACATTTGTGCCCTTTTTCCCTTGCGTGACTTGCCGCCTTAAGCGATCATATAGTCATGAAACACGCCACGCCACATCAGACGGAGCCAGACCACATGAGCAGAAACTTCATCCGCATCGCCATCAACTCGCTGAAGACCTCCAACGCCTACGGCCCCGGAGGCGCACAGGCCAAGGGCGAGCCCGGCGGCGACGCGAAGGAACAGTCGATCCACTACGCGATCATGCAGGGCATCGAAGACGCCACTTGGGACGGGGAGACGCGACCGGACCCATCATCCGCCCGTGCCATAGTCGAGGCACTGGAAGAGGTCGGGTTCAGAATCATCAAGGCACCCGCCAAGAGGTAGAACGTCGGGGGGGCGCGGTTCGACTCCGCGCCCCACCCTTGCCGGATCGAACGGCCCACGGGGGCAACCACCACTGAGCGGAGACAGACCACATGAAAACACGCGAGTCCTTCCTGATCAGGGCCACGACGGTCCTGCGCCAAGAGTACGTCAAGCACGGGTACGATTTGCCCGAACTCCATGTCAGCGTCGGCTTCCCGTCCAAGCGGGCCACATCCACGAACAACAGGTGCATCGGCCAGTGCTGGCACGGCGAGGGGCAGAAGGACGGCAAGGCCCACCTCTTCATCTCCCCGGTGCTTGACGGCCCCGGTGCGCTGGAGACGCTGGTGCATGAACACGTCCACGCCTTCCTTCCCGCTGGCGTCGGCCACGGCCCCGCATTTAAACGGGCAATGGGCAAGGTGGGGCTGGAAGGCAAGCCGACCGCCACGACCGCCGGGAAGGCCCTACGGGCCAGACTCGCCAAGCTGGAGACCAAGCTGGGCGGCTACCCGCACGACACGCTGAACGTGAACGCTGGCAAGAAAAAGCAGACCACGCGCCTCATCAAGGTCGAGTGCGCCGACTGCGACTACATCGCTCGCGTGACCCGCAAGCCGCTGGACGCCTTCGGCCCACCCATCTGCCCCGGCTGCAACGAGGTGATGGTGGAGGCGGGGAAGGAAGTGCAACACCCCACGCTGGAACTGTCGCTCAAGTACGCAACTGCAAACGATGTAACCGGGGCCGCCGACGATTGGGTGCGCTCCTCAACGGGGAGGAACTAGACATGACCGACTACATCGAAATCACTCCTGAGATCCTGACCAAACGTGCGCTCAGGCAGATGAGGACCGCCGCCAACAACCTACACCGCGCCGGGGAGATGAGAAGCTTGATGGCCGACGCCCACGCTGAAACGGAAGCATCGGGACTCCTCAACGTGCTTGCCAACAGCATCAACTTCTACGGTGTCCAGAACCGTGGCCAAGTTGAGAGAGCCCTCGCGTATTACTTCGACGCCCTAGAAAGGGAAAATTAAATGGCACACTCCAAGATCCAAGTACTGGAGAAGGATACACGATGGGGTTTCCCATGGGTGCGCTGTTGTGTTTGCTCGCATG